TATTCTCGCGGCAATTTTGTCTTCACCTAAAGGTTGATTAAAAAATGCTAGTGTGAGCATTATATCACAGCTTCTACAATAGTAGTCCGCAAACATGCCACTAAACTCCATCACTAACCCATGACGCAATTCAGTAGTTTGCATTACTAACTCGTCTTTATCACATTTCGGGCAGCGTATAATTTCCCCGCTAATCAACGTTACCAATTCTCTAGTTTTCTTGCTCAGATCGTATTCTTCCATTACTCGCAGTCCCCATATGATTTCCCTGTGCCGCTTTCACAATCCACAGGTAAGCCTGTTGCCCAATCGGGTGTCCATCTCATACACTTCTCAACATACGCTTGAGCTGCTGCTACTTCGTTGTCTTTCACACAGCAAACTATTGAGTCGTGTACCGTCAACACCACTTTATATTTCTTATTAATTCTTAACATTTGTTCACCTATAATACAACGCGCTATCGCCTGACACACATTCTCTATTACTTTACCGCCATATATTTTAGTACGCCCACGCCTTGTTTTGTAGGTATATTCCAAACCACTTTCGGTTTGCTCTGCACCCAACTGATCGTATAATATACTAAGTCCACTTGGGATCACGAGAGCTTGTCTAGCGGCGTCTACTTGTATGATATCTTTTCGCCCAAACGCTACTTGCCTGTTATTAGTCATTTGCTGAACCATGAAGTTAGCATCTCTCCATACTTTGCTAATCTTAAAGTTAGCGTCACGGTATATTTGTATTATCCTCCGGGCCTCGTGGGGTTCGACTTCATACCCAAACGTCTTTAGCTGTGTGCCAAACTTCTCAGCACCCATGCCATACCCTGCGCCTAGGATTGTAGTTTTTCCAACGAACCGCTGATCCTTTGTGACATCCGCCTCATTACATTGATATATACGTGACGCCATCTTTACATACACATCCTCACCTTTAGCAAATGCTGCCGTAAGATCATCTTGCCCTGCAAACCATGCCAATACTCGCGCTTCAATCTGTGAACTGTCAGCCTCTACTATAGTGTAGCCTTCGGGGGCAATGATCGCCTTCTTTAACTTCTTAGCGTTCGGTCCTCTGCTTGGTAAGTTTTGTAGATTTATCTTGTCAGAACCTCCCCATCTGCCTGTGTGTGCTGCGTAGTATCGGACGGGAACTGGTAACAGACCTCTCTTACATATATTAATAAACCGTTCGGTGCGGGTTTCTTCTAATGTGCTTTTGCTACCTAGCCGAGCCGCTACTAAAGACTGTACCTTATCATCGTCATGTTCTTGCAATGCCTTAAAACCTTCATCAGCCTTGGCTAGGGCGTACGTCTCCTTGCCTGTCGTTGGGCTAATCTTCATTGGGGGTTCTACATCAAGACCTCGTAACATGTCGGCAAACTTCTGATTGCTCATCAGATCTTTTTTATCTTCTATATTTGCATCACGTAACAACTTGTCTTTACGTTCTTTGGTATCTTCTAGATGCTGCTCCAGAAGTCCAAGATCAAGGTCAAGCGTAGGCTCAATAAACATACGCAATGTAAGGTCAATAAGTTTTAACTCTTGTTTGGGAAACTTTGCGCCCATCTTTTTAAAAAGATTGTAGGTTAAATCCACATCGTTCTTGGCGTACTCGCCATAGCGTAGGGCTTCCTGTTCTGTGAAATCGGCGCGGCGTTTACCCTTGGCATTGTGTACCTCGGTTCCCTTAACGCCGACACCGTATCTTTCTGCTACCGCTTTGAGAGACGCGCTAGTCTCTACACCATGCAAAGCACGAGCCATACACATCGTGTCGAACCAAGCTTTTGGCTTTACCCCATATCGCCATGCAAGTATTGCCCCATCAAACATAGTGTTATGACAGAGAATACCGCACTGAGAGAAGTCTATGTGTGATAACAAACGAGCCAGCAGCGCTGGGTCACGCACGTATTTAGTTTTTTTATCGTTCTTCTTGATCGCAAGGCCAATGACCTCGAACCTCTTGTCTCGCACATACTCTTCAGTTGTCAGCTTTGATAACGAATAGTCTTGAGCGTAATACGTTTCAAAGTCTAGGGTATAAATATCCATCAGGTTTGAGCTATCTCACCGCCCAATGACATATACCCACAAACATCTATGTAGTTGTCTAGGTTCTTTGTGCCGTCCCCATGCAGTCTTGCGATCTTCATCAAGGCCAACATGATCGGTACGTCATCAACAGATATAAAATCTATAAGACCAAGATGCGTGTTCCAGTACATAGCCATCATCCTGAAGTTCTCTTCAGCGTCACCGTGCTGCTCGGCTCTGTCTGTAGTGACAAGATCTTTTGCTGTGTCCAGTATCGTGGATCTCGTGTCATCTTCTGTAGAGTTTATTTCGTCACGCCAATTATCTGATCCTATTCTTGATACAATGTTTTCAACAAACTCTATATCTACTCCGCACTCATCCGCTACCGATGCGTAATCGGCTTTGCGATTGTTAATTAAGTACTCCCATACCTTGCTCTCTTTTTTAGTCATTGTATTCATCCTCAACCAAACTTAATAGACGTTTAGCTTTTTCATCGCCACGCTCAGTCATATCTTTCAAATACTCTATGAGCATTTCTTTTAAATCATCCATCTACTTCTCCCTTCATCCGTTCCTCACACCAACGGCAGTAATTTTCGCTTTCGTTATAATTAAGAATGCAGTCGCATCCTACGCAATGTTCATGCTCCTCTTGAGCATCATCACAATTACACAAATTTGGCATTTGCTGTTCTCCTACCAAGGTCTTAATTTAGGTCTTACTAAATGTGACGCGACCTCGCTTACATCACAATGACCTTCTGTTGCGCTAATCTGATCGTAGAACCCACCACTAACTAGCAGTACATCCCAACAAGCATCCTCACTAGGAAACCAGACAGTAAGATACATCTGATGTTCCACAAGGGTATAGCCTATCGTTAGTAGGGTAAAAAATTCCATGACAACTCCACATTTTTATGTATTATATTTATAGGGGCGAGTTTCTAACGCAGTTTTTTAGTCCTTTCTTGTTGCGTTTCCTCTCTCTTGACTTGCCCCACCTCTTTATTCTTTTCATCCCAAGGGGCTGTTGCAAGGCTAACTTTCTGATGTCCGTACGCTAGTTTACGTTTATACCCTTGCATTTCTTTCTGGTTCTTAGTCCAACGGCTCATTTGGTATCCTATAATCAAACGTAACTGTTTCATTGGTTGTCGTGTTCACAACTAATTTAAATTTTTCTATTTCTTTTCTCTCTAACAATTCAGTAATTTTTTCAGATACAAATTTTATGTAACCATCTTTTCTTTTATAACCTGTGCTTGGAGAATATATAACGATAGGCTCTTTAAGTTTGCGTTTGGTCATACCACCCCCTGCCAAGATCTTCTCCTATGTTCTATTACAATGCCCGCCGCCTTCAGGCCGTCCACAAAATCATCTAACTCTTCCATTGCGGCAAATATCTCTTGGTCTATTCTTGGCCTTGGGTTTTTACGCCCACTCTCGTCTCGCAAACTATCGACCTGTCGTTTTAGCCACTTTAACTGTGAAGCTTGAAACATACTTAACTGCTCATTTCCCATAACTATCTCCTTAAAATGGTGGTTCTTCTCCTTCATACGATGGTATCCATGCTACATGTTTTTCAGCTTCTGTCACCTGTTGAGTTTCGGACCTCGGCTGTTTGACTCCAATCTCTTCAAGATACGTAGAAAGTTCTCTTGGTATGTCATTCATCCTTGTCATCTTTCAAAGAAACTTTACGGCGTCTTCTATTCGCTTGGCGTAATTGGTTCTTCCACTGTGGGGTTGGGGTGTCAGGCATATTCCTTAAAATAATTCTACGTTTAACCATTGGTATGCCCAACTCTTCGAATAAAATTTTATCCACTGACTCTTCACCAGTGTCAAAATGTATCCCGTCCAATCCACTATATTCTGGATGCCTTGGGTCTTGCGAAGCAAAGTGATGCTCTATCCAATAGTTTCTAATGTCCGACATACTTCCTCTATGTTTTCTTCGTTCACCACTAGCGCCACGCCATCGGCTGTTTCGATATCTGTCAAGTTCTTTTGTTGTAGTGCGGTAGGTTTGTTTGTACCTGCTTTACACTCAATGCCTATGAAACGACCTTTATAGCATGCAATAATATCAGGCACACCGCTACGACCATAACCACCTGTGACTGGGTAAAAGTAATACGCGCCATGCTGTTTTAGTATCTGCACTGCTTTCTTTTTAACTTTTGCTTCTGGTGTCATTTTCCCTCCGTGGGAACTGGCATAATTGGTAGTGAAACACTACCAATTTGCTCTTCGTTATTGTTCGTATATATAAAATACATTCCTGTGTTTATTATGACGTTCACCAATACCTTCGATACGATCAGTAATCATTAGCAATGCAACCTTTTCTTGTACCCATAAGGGGGTCTCGGATATATTGGTATAATGACCATTTACTGACGTGTCAATACATTTCATACCTAAACATGTTATATAGACAGGTTCTGTAAGTTTCTTAAAGGAAACGCGATAAACGTTTCCTTCTGGTGGTAGTACGTAAGGTTCTCCCCACTCTTCTGGTATGTCATTCATAGGACATAGAACGCCTTACTGTTTACACGATAGCCAATGTCTTCGACAAACTGTCCGTCTTCCAACATCTGCACAACTGCCAACTTACCTTCCAGCTCCTGTGGTAAATCTTGTTGTGTATACATAAACGTCTTCTCAGGTGGTATGTGATCCATAGTCCACTTGTTCACTTCCAGATCTGTTGCCACACGAAACATTGTATCGCCAAACGTATTCGTTTGGGTCTCGACAAAAGTCCACTTACTGTCACGAGCGTTTTGTTTAGCCTTTGTAACAATGTCACGATGTTTGAAAAACTCAACCATACGTTCACCTAGTTCCCGATCAATAAACTCATAGCCACTCTCCACAAGATGTTTAAGTTCGTTGGTAAGCGGATCAGTCCTCGGCATTGTAATTAAGTTTGCGTAAGAGTTCGTTACATCCAAAGTATCGGAATTGATAACTTTGTTTCTGACTTCTTTAGCCGCTGTCACAAGCTTCTCTACGCTCTCACTGATAGAACGGTTCACGTCTCTGTAAGACAATCCGCACGTTTGATTGACAGTAAGAGGACGCAGATACTTACGCACGTTTGACATTGCTCTAGGTATGTTCACACTTTCTGCCATGTTAGTTCGCTTGCCATGTGAATACTTACCGTTGTCTATGTTAGGACTGAACAAGCAAAATCTTGACACAGCGTCACCAGTGTCTCTGAAATCGGCATAGTCAATCATGCCCATTGCATACTGATCACCCTCTCGGTAGACATACAACGAGCCATCCCAACCTTTCTTACCCAAGCCAAACTTGTAGCGTTTCTTCTCGAACTGGATCGCTCCTGCAAACTTCATCATCTGTTGGTTTTGCTCTGTTAGAAGATGCTCCTCACCATTTGCAAAGACTTTTGCTTTCCATAAATCGCCTGTCACTTCTGACAACTCGTTTACTAGCGGTATGTTCATATTTATATTAATAGTCATTAGTTATTCTCCATTTGTTTTTTGCGTTATAGATAGGCGTTAACCTATCGTCTTTTTCAGTACACTGTGGACATGATATAATATCTTTCCACTTGTGATAGACTACACCGTTAGCTAGGTGTAGGTAGTACCAGTCTTCGATCACACCGTGACCGTCACACTTCTCACACTTCGGTAGTGTTTCACTACTCATTTGCTCTCCTTCCAATCTTTATAATGCTTTGTCTCAACGTGTTCACAGTAGTCACATCCACAGAAAGCTTTATTCATAGACTTCCAACAACCACGTATCATTGGATGCCCCAAGAAGCGGAACATAGACAAGACACGCTCAAGAACATCTTTGTGTCTGGGCATGGTTATGTAAAACCCTGCGACCTGATCACCGTAGTCTCGCTCAAACTTTTCGGGCGTTTGCTCCTCAAACACCTTGATATGAGGCCAATGAAAAGTGCATGCAAAATGCACCTCTCCGCGATACTGCTCTGGAACTAAGTCAAGAACATACCGCATGGCCTCCGCGTTTAGATACGAGTGTATAGATGTACTATCAGGGTTACAGCCGTTATCAGGCCACACCGCTGTTTCAATCTTCATGTTCAATTACATATCCTCCGAAGTAATGTGGACAGTCTTACCCACGTCTGAAGTCGCACCTTCATTGTCCAAGATGCACCAGAGTGTAGGCAGAGACCAACTACCCCAACTACCAAACAAGTAGCCATCGGTTAGAACGATACACGCTTGCGCGTTGATGTTCTTATCTTGCAGATACTTCGGAACACACTCGACACAAGTACCGCCACCACCTTTTGGTTTGGTTGACTCGACTATGCCACCTGCTGTTTCCATGTCGTAGTACTCGTCACGACATACCTCTGTATCCCAGTAGACAATCCTGATACCTGAAGGCTTTACAGTGTCCACCACCTCTTTGACTTCGGTCAAGAACGCTGACAACTGTCTACCGCCAATAGATCCAGATGTGTCGATAGCCACAACCAATTCACCGACTTGCTCCGTTATGCCGCTAGGCATATAAATACCTGACGATAAGTATCTACGGTTTGGTTTACGATATGTGCTGTAATCTTTCCCTGCACACGTATCCGTAATAAATTCACGCAACACCTGACGCCAATCAATCTGTGGTTTAAGTAAGTCTTCAAGGTCACGATCACCACCGCTTCCGACTTTCCCTGCGACAAGTATACCTTGACGAACGGCTTCCTCGATTTCACGACCTAGTTCGCGTTTCTCTTCGTCTGACATTTCTTTTGCGCCATCCCAGTCGTGATCATCAAACGGTTGCTGTCCATTGGGTAGTGAACCACTACCATTTTCAGTATCACCGTTACCAGTTACTGAGCCTCCTCTACCGGGGCCATCGGGTTTGTTACTACGCAGAGACTTGTATACCTGTGCGCTATCCATGCCACGATACTGCTCGTCATAACAACCGTTCTTCAACACGCCAGTCATGGTAGCAAAGCCATCTTGGTTCTCTGCGGCAATCTTGAGATTGATAACAAAGTCATTGGCACAGTTAGCAAGATGTGGATCTTCGTCATACAAGTGTCGCCACGTTGTAAGATGCTTGAACAGCTTATGATACACCTCATGCAATACAAGGAACCTAAGTTCTGGATCTGTAAGTTGCTTCACAAACTCACGTCCGTAGAACTCGTCACGTCCATTGGTACATGCCGTGGGGACTTTGGGGTCGTCCGTAACGGTACGCTCCCCAATCATTAGCACACCACACAACGCGACATACTTCTCGCTACTCATTATGGATACAACGGCTTTTGATAGCCGTTGCTCCTCAGTTAGATTTTGTACAAACATTAGTTATATTCCTTCCCTTTAGTTTCTACAAAGAGGTGTAAACTCCAGATCGGATCTTCAGTGTAATCCTCTCCAATCACAGAGCGCCACTCCCATTGCCATTCTGTTGAACCAAGCTTTTCTTCAAGTGCTTGCTCCAACGCGATTATTACTTCAGCGGTATCGTTGTGAAATTTATCTTCCTTACTAGGACATATCATTATCGACATCATTCACCTCACACATCTGCTGTATACAAATGATTGTTCTTCAATGCCCAGTCACGGAACACTTGCGAACCCATCACCATAGCTTGCTTGCTGTACTTTGGTGAGCGGACACCATTGGCAAACATAGCTTGCGCTTCGGTATCAAGACGTTGCATGTAATCCATCCAAGGCTTGACCCAATCTTTCTCCAACGTAGACAGAGTTCTGTACACAACCATACAGACAGCCGCTACGGACTTGGGAACAATAGCGTTCTTCGGATCGTTCTTGATACTCTCCAAGCTAGGCAACTGATCGGACATCTTGACGTGTGTCATAATCAATGCCGCCGCCTGATCACCGACTGTACCAATCAGTGCCGCGTGTAGTGTCACATCGTCAAGGTGCTCCCGCTTCTTCAGTATGTCTGAACACGCGTGTAAAGATCTTGGTGTAGAGAACGATACGCGTTGCGCCTTCGGGTGAAAGATGAAGGGGTTCTCAGTAGGATCTTTCACGTCTTCGTATGATTGACACAACTGTGGGTTATCCTTGATGCAACCAAGCATTGTGTGATCCCAACCGTCATTGATACCAAACTCGATAACTTCCAAGTGAGTACTCTTACGGATCTGAACCACAATGATACGGTTACAAGCGTGTGGCGGTAACATGTCACCAACACCTTCACCACCCTTGTTTGTCGTTGCAAACACGATGCTGTCAGGATGTAGTGAAACACTACCAATTTTGCGCTCCAACATGAAACGTAAGAGAGCAAGTTTCACGGCAGGGTTGCCCTTGCCATATTCGTCCACCATCACAATGACAGGCCGCATGTTACCGTTCGCATCTTTGAGGTGTAGCCCCAACTCTTCGTTGGGAACCATACGGACACAACCATCTTTCTCGACTGAACCTAAGTCAGGGATCATAACGTCACCGAGGTCTTTGGTAGTCATGTCAAAATATATCGGTACGTGATCGGGATGCTGTTCTGCCAACATAGTGAGCATGGAAGATTTACCTTGCCCCATGTCACCTTGTGCAAGAACGGTACGCTCTTTGCCTACTGTTGATATCAGGTTTACAGTTTGATCTAGGTTAAGCGCGTACTGCGCGTGTACTTGATTTGTCATTTATATTTCTCCTTATAATGACGATTAGAAATCTAGGGTTGGTAAGGCGGCAATAGCTTGATCTACTGCGGCTTTAGTTTCGGCACGGAAGTAATCATCTTCACGCAAGGCGTCAGGCGTTACATCCGACATGGTTTCTTCCAGACGATCAGCCATCGCGGACATCTGTGTAGAGCCTGTCACGTTACACACACGTAACAACTCGACCATATCTTGCACATTGGTCACCAACGTATCGCGGAAGATCTTTTTGGTCTCGCTGTCTGAGTAGTCCAGACGTTCGGACATATTTTTAAGATGCTTGTGTAAACGTGTCCACACGTCACCCATAGCTTTCTCATATTGCTGGGTGTAGAACGTGTCGTACTGCTCCTTCACTTCACGCAATGCATCATTGCCAATGTCCACACGAAAATCCCCTGCGTCAGGCAACGGCATATAGTTGATGCCCATGTCGAACTTGCGTGTGAGAGACTGAAGTGTTGGGTAGTCTTCACGTAAGAACAAGTCACCAAGCTTTAGCTGTACATCCACAACGGCGTCCTCATATTTGTCGAGGAACGACTGAACAAGTTTTTCGAACTCGCCTTTCATACCTGTCATTGCTTCCTGATACTTGAAGAACTGTTTAGTCGGTAACAGCCGCAAGCCAGAGTTTGACCAAGGCATAGTCATATTCGCATGCATAGCACGAGTAGCTGTGACGTGTTGCTGTATCGCTTTCAAGTCGTCATTGTCTGCGAGCAATGCCTTGTTGACTGATGCCACACCGTCTTTGGCGTGGTTCTGTACTGTCACATCTTGTGATGCTCGCTTGTCTTTCTTTCTGCCAACCCAGTTAGAGATATTGACCTCCACTAGCATTGCAGATGAAGCAAGTGTTGCTTCGTGAGTTTGTAGTGTTTCACTACCGTTGTTGATTACGTCTTCCATTAGACTTTCCTCTCTTTTAAGTCTGTTAATAATTCAGTTTGCAATTCACCATGCTCATCGTAATAAATTACTTTGAGCGATTGCGTACCATCTATGCTGTTATCGATATGCAAGATATGTTGGTCGGGTATCTTCTCACCAGACAGGGATCTGCCTAGTAGTTGCCAATCGCTTGTGCTTAAGCACTTAGCGGCGTCTTCCAAGTTATCGAACATACCAACACAATCCATCATGCCTGTTGCGTATCTGTTTTGACCACCATCAAATACAAGGTAGTGACTTTGGTGTCGGTACATAATTGCGATCATTTGATCACGGGTAGGTTTGGTTAGCATTAGACTTCTCCCATATACTTGTTGAGAGGTTTTGAGACCTCTACTGTTCCATTATCAGGCTTTACAAGATGAACGATTAATTGCTCACCTATTTCCAATACGTGCGTATCGTCCAACCAACCTGACGGTTGCTTTTTGATTACATAATCTATCGCGTCTTGAAGTGTGGCGAATACACCTTTGCAATCATCCATACCGCCATACGGATAATACGTCTTGGCGGTAAACAATAAAAACTTTTTGTCCATTAGACCTCTCCCATATACTTGTTGAGACCTAGTAGGTCTGATTTACGTGTGACAAGAGTTGCCCCTTGCTTGTGCGCGACTGGTGCGACACACCATGATTGTCGCTTTTGCTCTGCGTTAGTTTGCCCACAGTCAAGACAGATATTGTATCCCAACTGCCAACGTCTTACGTCATAGATTGTACCGCAATCGATACATGTTGGCTTTCGTGCCATTGTCGTTCTCCTTTCGGTAGTGTTTCACTACTCTTGGTTTTTGGTTTGCGTTGTGATGTTTACCACAACTTCTTTACTTATATCATATAGGTGAACAAATGTCAAGTTTTTGAGGTTTAACATATTTATCAACATATAGGATATTATAGGCTATTTATTGGGTAAATAGTAATGTTCGCTAATGTTCGCTGTGTGGTGGCTGTAACCTATTGAATATAAAGTAATGTTCGAATGTTCGTTTGTTCGTGGACTTTATGAGCGCGGAAACGTGATTGTAATGATGCGTACAAATAGCCTGATTAGGGGGGTCGCGTACGTAGGGTATCTTTTTATTTAACGAACATTAGGAACATTAGGAACATTACAATAAAACCAATAACTTATTTTTGCACCAAAACGAACATTCAGGAACTTTATTGCGAACATTACCGTGGCGCGAAGCTGATTAGTAACTGGCATAGAAAGATGTAGTGAGACACTACCAAAAAGTGCAGGTGTTTCAGGGGGCCACTTGTATACTTTGTGGATAGATATTGTCAGGTGATACACAACCATACCTTGTACCTGTACGAAAGATCGATAACTGAATAACTGAATAACTGAATAACTGGGGCGCGAAGCTGTTTGAGTAACTGGTATAGTTAGTGTAGTGAATCACTACCAAGATCTTGTCAGGTGTTATACAACTTATAAGGTTAACCGGGTTAGCCTGATTAGGCTGTGGCGCGAAGCTGTTCGAGT